AGTTGACCGCAGTGAATCCGAAACCATTCAAACTCAAACAAACGGCCCAGATAACATTCAAGGACGGATGGAACATCCTTAAATTAGTGGAAGAAGCACACGAACCGACATATGCCGTCGACCTCGTTAGGGAAGCCACCAAAATGTTGAGGGATGAACAACGCGCCGGAAACATTTACCTTCGTAATGTCAGCCTGCGAGAAGGTATCGGAAATGCCAAAACTGTGTTGATCATAGGACCGCCCGGCTGTGGCAAAACCACCTTTCTTCGGAAAAATTTTCCCACCGCTGATGTCGTTGTACCTGCCAACAAGCTCAAAGAAGATTACGAGCAGGCGGGCTTCAGCAACGTATGTACTCAACATCAAGGCCTCAGCAAGAAGGGTGAATTAGTCATCCTCGACGAGTGTTTTCAACTCGATATTGGGCTCATCAATCAGTATAGGCACCGTTACGAGAAGGTATTAATGTTCGGAGATCCTAATCAGATAGCGCGGATCGATTTTGAGAAAAAAGGCTGGGATAAATTCACTGTCAAACCTGGTGACTTCAAAACTTACTCACTGCCAGCTACCACTTACCGATGCCCACAAGATGTAACCGACGTACTCAGAACGGTTTACCACTGGAACACCAAGAGTCAAACTAAGAATTCCATCCATGTGAGACCGAGCGCGGATCTATGCGGCAAAGACGAACCGATCATGACATTCAAACAAGACACCAAAGGGATGCTGATATCCCGGGGATATAAGAACGCCATGACTGTCCACGAGGCGCAGGGCCTGACCTTTGCAAAAGTTGGCCTTTACTTGCCCAACAAAGAATATGTTTTATGGGCCAAATCTCGTGGTCACGTCATCGTATCCCTGACGCGCCACACCGTATCCTTGAACGTGTTCACCGACAAGGATAATTTCATCAGCGGGATTCCCGAGATACTCGACGGATGTGAGATGCCGATTTACGACACACCCACCTTTGATGACATCTTTGAAGATGAGGTTAAAATTGAAGTCCCTACCGTTTCCGGAGGGGCAGCCATCGATGATATTCTCGATCAGGTCACACTGGGGCAAGTCGAAAGAGAACGAGTCGCCCCAATGGACATCGAAGACACCGGGGCCAACGCGCGTCTCATAGAACCCATGAACAAGACGCAAGTCGAAG